GACTTGTTAGGTTCGAGTTGGATAGCAGGGTTATGTTTTTGTTTGAAACATTCTCTGCCTCAATAACACCTGTGCCTACAACCAACACCTTGTTTATAAAGTAGTAATCATCCCCTGTAGTAGTTACAGATGGGAGGAAAAATTTATTTGCTGAATCGTGTGTAAGGTCATTCTCTACAGAGAACATATCTATAACTTCTTCAATACCTTTCTTTATATCAGCATATCCTGTGCCTGACTGCCTCGCATTCTCCTTGTTCACATAGTAGTTATACTGCGTAAAGTAATCCTCAAACATATCCATCTGTGCCTGTTTAGCAAACAGGTTAAAGTCAGAAGGAGATACATAACCATAGTTATTCTTGTTGAGTATAGCTAATACCGTATTTCTTACAGAATTTATCATATACAATGTCTTTGTACAAAGATAAACAAAAAAAAAGAAGTGGGTTTTAAAGCCACTTCAAATAAAAAGGAATATGTACGAAGAATTTATTTCATTTGTTTTTCTAAGAACTGTAGTATTTCTACACCCTCATCGGTCTTGAAGTACGAAGCCATGTATTCTAATGGGTCATCCCCAAAAGGAACTGCTACTAATCTCTTCTTATTACCCTTAAGGTTGTAGTGAATATCTCTTCCGTTATTTCTAATAGACAACAGCTTGTTGTCAATGAATCCTGCAATTGTAGACAAAAGCCTCAACTCGGGATTCGATACTGCTGCCATAAATGATTGTGGGTCACGCCTCGCATAGACCAATACATCCCTACGGAGTTCAGCAGTCTGCATCATAGATACCTTTGAGTTAAATAGAACTCTACCTACAGCCTCAAGCTGTTCAATGCTTAGTTCCTTTGCTGTACTCAAAGCATCCACCTCCATCTCTATTGCCTGTAATTCTTCTTGAGCATCCCTCTCCTTATCTACCTCTTCAAACCTTGTTCCGTTCAAAGGATGGTAATGTAAGAATTGCTGCAACACAGGATTTGTTTTTGATACGGTAAGCATACCATCCTCAAATATAACAGGACTTAATACTGCGTTACCATCCTGCTCATCCTCGAAGCAACTCTTCTGATTGGTTGCATATCTCAACATCCTATTTTCATTCTTCTCCTCATCGTAGTATAATAGAGGAGACCTCTTGTTACTTTTAGATGGTATGATAAACGTCATAGGTGCTGCACCTCTCGTCAAGCGATAGGTACGGTTTTTAATTTCTAACTTCTTCATTAAAATTAAATTTGATTCAAGTGAAGGGATATGGGGTGTCTTGTACGACACCCCAACCCTCATCTGTATTATAAAATATGTATTATAAACCTAATCCTATTGCTCGAATAAGAAGAAGTTATTTGCACCCATTGTACAAATACATCTCTCAGATAGGAAGTTTACCTCCATTGCATCCAAGTCAGAGTTGGTAGCACCACCTGCTGAACCTGTAATCCAAGTCTTCATCTTACGGTCTTCTGTTTGAGAAGCACGATAACGAACATGAAGGAATGGTCTCTTAGCGTTCTTACCAAGTACTTGGTCATACACGCTCGTTGTACCCGCAGGAACTAACAAACCATTTACTCTACCTGAACCTGCTGCTGTTGGAAGTCCTCCACGCATTGTAGGGTCATTCAAGTATTTCCAATCAGACTTGTAGAAGTCATATCCTCTACGGAATCCTGTGAATCCAAGATTTAATGCCATCTGCTCATCGTTGTCAAACAATCCGTAAGACGTACCACCTACACCGTAAGAGTTCTGTGCTGCTAACATATCATCAATGTCAAAACCGAAGTCTCTATCAAGGAAGATTACATTCTCTTCAATAGCACCCTGCTTATCAAGGCGAGAGATAATAGCATCGAAGTCAGCTAACCCATCAGGATTACCACCTCCCCATACATTACCTCTGTTCTGAACTGTGTAGAAGATACCTTCTGTACCTTTGAAGTCTGCTGCTATTGCACCTGAACCTGCTTCGGCAGGTGTCGCTTCAATCATTGAAGTCTCAAGGTAATCCTCGAAACGAAGACGAGTCTCATGCTCAGACTTTAGATACCATAGGAATCCTGTTGCTCCATTCTCAGTAGTTACTTCTACCCAACCGATTTGAGCCATGTCAGAACCATTCACAGAATACTTATCCTTAAGGATAATAGGAGAGTTCTCGAAGAAGATGTCATCTGCCTCAAGGCTTCCTTGCATTCCGTTTGTTCCTTTCTTGAACTCAGAACCATATACGAATACTGTAACATCTGCATTACCAACACCTGTACCTGTTGTAACCAAACCACCTGCTTCATAGAAAGCTACTGTAAATTGGTCATTGGCAGTATCAACTGCTGTGATAATACCCTTGTTAGAACCTGTACCACCATTCTGAACAACCATAACAGTCTGTCCAACTCGTAGTGCGATAGCATTGTTTGCTGCAAAAGCAGGAACACCTGCATCATTCACTTGGAATACAGCATTATCATCTGCTGCTGTTGCTGCCGTACCTACATTAATGTACTTAATGTGAAGACGACCTTGCTCTGCCCACTTTACTAAGTCAGAGTTTGAAGGAATCTCTGCTCCAACCATACGAAGGAATGAAGAGATTGTACGATTACCATAACGCTCAAACTCCTTCTCATAAGTATCGGGTAGATACTGATTTAGGAAGTCGAAGTTATTGATATAGTTTGTTGCCAATGGCACTTGCTGTGCTGATGGCTGCAAATCATAAGTAGGATTTGCCTGTAATGAACCTGCCATAACTTATTTTTTTTATTTTCGTTTACTTTTAATTCTTAATCCACGACCTGAATCGTTGTTTACTGAACGGAACTGAGTTCCACCTTTCTTAGTTACCTCGGGTGCTTTCCTTTCATCCATTTGGATATTCTTAATCTTACGAGTAACATCCTCTGTTGCACTCGCTGCACCCTGCTCATAGAAAAATCGAGCAAACCGTTCAGGGTTCATAGCTACAGCTAACGACCTGTGATAACCTGCTGCATCACTCATCATACCATTGTCATCCAAATACTTTGCAATAAAGTTTTGTGGAGACAACTGAGACTTTTTAATTTCATCAGCGTTTGAAGGTGTGTAGCTAACTGTGGTATCTCCTATCTTGAAATCAAAACCTTTGAAATCTGAAAATACCTCGTTGGTTTTTTTCTCAAACCATTCACGCTTTCTTTTTACCTCCTGCTCATAAGTCTTAGACTGCTCTATATATTGTCGATAAGCCTCCTGCTCCTTCTTGTCATCCTCAGACATTTGAACCGTACTTGACACAAGGGGTTCTTTATACATCTGCTTCTGCTCATTGAAGAAACTTTTAGCCTCTTTAACAATTCTTTTCTTTGACAACTTCTTTCTCTTGATGTCCTTATCCTCATCCAACTCTTCATCGTATGAATACTCAGACATCAACAAGTCTACATCCTCCATATCAAAGGCATCTCCCTTTGCTATAAAGAACTCTGTAAGAAGTTGCTTTTCATCCATACCATCAAAGTCTCTGTTGAGTTTGATATACTCATCCATGCCCCTTCCTGTCTTTTTCCTATATTCAAAATAGGCTGCAACATCTTCGGGCATTTCTTCATTGGATGACTTCTCCTCTAACAAATCATCCATAGATGATATGTCCTTGTTGTAGCGATTCCTAATGTACTCAAGCACATCATTGTCGCCCAACTCTTTAGGTACTAACTGCCCTTCATCTGCTGCGATTACATCCTCAGTAGATTCATTGACAACTACATCCTCCGTTGAGGTTGTATCTTCTCCTTCGTTTAATTCTGCTTCGTGCTTCTCAACAAGTTCCTGTTCTACTTCTTGAACCGACTTATTCTCTGCACCTACTTCTCTTACTTTAAATTCCATTTCATTACAAATTTACTAAATTATTTTGAATGTATTTTTCAACCTTCTTTACTGTTGCCTATTGCAGCAATAACTATAAGTACTATACACGCTATAACCATGACATTACCTTGGAGAGAACTCTGCTAAATCAAATCCATCTAAGCTATCCTCGTTAGATTCAAACCTAATTGGTGGAAGATTATTCTTTCTCTGATTGATTAATTTAGACTGCTCACTATTCTGTTGACTGATTCTGTTTGCTTTAGCTTCTTCTCTTTTACTCTCCCTACTTCCCAACTCCTGCTGCTGCATACCATATATCCTTTGATTGTATTCAAACTCCTCTGCCATCAACTGACTCTTAAGTACAGCCTCCTGCTTCATCTTCTCTATGTTGAATGCAACCTCTGCCTGTTTAACCTTTATCTTACTATTGGTCTCCATCTCTATCTTCTGCATGGCTGCACCTGCTGCCATCTGCTGTGACTGCATATTCTGTTGTGCTGCCATAGCCTGTTGCTGCATAGCCATCTGCTGCTCCATCTCTTGCTTGGTCTTTCTCTTTAGCTTCAACAATTGATTTGCAACCTTGATGTTCTTAATCTCTCTTATGTCTATGGCATCCTCAAGGTTTATATCATTCCTTGATAGTGCCATCTGAATATTCTGCTCTAACATAGCCTTCTGCTCCTCATCGGGTGCTATCTCTATAAAGATTCCGAAGTCATATATATATAGGTCTTCTATGCTGCCAAGTATTGCAACATTGTATTTACCTATCCTATTAACAAACCCTTCTCTAAAGTCTGCGTATTGAAGTATATCAGAAACTCTGTAAGTCAAAGCCTCTGAAATGCTTTTAAATATATACAAACTACCATCAAGTATATGTCTCGTTGCTGTGTTAGAGTTTAGTGCTGCCAATTTCTGCAACCCAACTAATGCGTTAGAGTCAGGAGTTGAAGCATCCCTTGCCTCGTTCAGTCCTGTAACAGTCCTAATCATGTTCAAGTAGTGGTTGTAGTTGTATATAAGCATCTGTGTCTTACCTGCACCACTATTAGAGTTTAGCTGCTGTATAGGAACTCTTGCATTATTAAACTCCCCATCCTGTGTGTAAGACCTACCTATTACACTACCTGTTTGGAAGTATAACCTCAAAGCATCCTCGGGGTTGTATGCCTGACCTGTACCTAAATCAACCTCATTAAGTCCATCGGCATCAATATATACACCATCGGGAACTACCCTTGATATAACTTGCTGTAACTTCAAGTGAGTAATCTGTATCAAGTCAGCAAAAGGTATCATCCTTCTTACTAACGATTCGATAGAACCCTTGTACATTCTCGGTGCTACTGCAACATAGTTAGGTAGTGCGTGTTGAGATGCAGATTTTGGTCTTACCATATTTTTAGCCATCTCCCACTTTATAACTATGTCTGTACCCATGACCATAATCCCATCATACCACACATCAATAGTCTTCTCTATCTTCTCAAACCTTCCATCTTCTAACATCTCCTGTGGAGGATTGAATGTATCATCCTTCTCTATAACCTTTGCTCCCCCTGTATCCATCATCTTCTTCTTATAGACTATCTTCTTTGTAGTCTTATAGTTGAAGTACATAAGAGTAACGGTGTCTCTACTAAACAACTCGTTGTCATAGAACTGCTGTAGGTTGTGGTAGTCATACCAATCTTGCCCCGATGACTGTATCTCTTCCATCTCATCCTTACGGATGTCGGGATTAATTTTATATATCTCTGACAGATGTACGTTCTTTACTTCTCCCCAATAGAAACAATCCTTAAAGTGTGGGTCTTATGTATAGCTGTATACAACATTAGCAGGGTCAACATAACTTATCTTGACTCCCGAGCCATAAAGAAACTCATGCTTTGCTATACCAATACCCAATGTAGTTATATCATAATCTACTCTCTTCCTTAGTTCTAAGTTATGATTCTCTTCAAGTATTGTATTTATGGCTTCCTCTTCTGCTATCTCAATAGCAGGTTTGTAGTTAAGCTGCATATACAATCCAAGTTCTTCATCTGTGTTGGGTAGGTCTTCTGCATTTGTAACAAACGGATTAAGACCTGTGTTGTCCTGTATCGTAGTAAGGACATCCTTTGCCAACATCTGACCTTGAATCATATCTTGGTACTTGCTTCTATTCTCCTGAGATAGAGCATCTTGAGCAACTGCCTTTACATGGAACAATCTATCCGACATTCCATTAACAACAATATCTACAAACTTGGGTATGATAGGAACAGGTGTCCAATCAAGATTAAGATAAGACAGGTCTCCATCTACTGCTATCTCATTCTTATACTTAGCAACAGACTGCTCCCCCCTTGCATAAAGCCTTAGCCTATGGTACTCAGACCAATTACTATAAAACCTGCAATTGCCAGAGTCTCTTCTAAACCACTCATATTGAATAGCCTGACCAACCTTTAATCCAAACTCAGTAGAATCCTTCTCAGCATTAGATGCTAATTGGTTGGGGAATCCTGTGTTATATATATTTACCTTGTTCTTCATCTGATGATTTCGCTTGTGTTTCCTTTGTTGTCGTATCTTACAAAGTTAATGCTTATTTTTGACTTTGTTTTCTCACTTGTATATCTGTGTTTTTGACAAGCCATTATAGCAAGTCCTGAACTTATAGAGGCATCAAACTTAGTCCTGTTGGTTATATCGAATGTTGCCCAATCTTGTAGTGTCCTATCAAATGGCATATGTCCAATCTCATCGGGAGGTCTAAAGTCTCCATCAAAATCAAAGCCTATATGTTTTTCAATATAGGATTCTATTGCAGCAGCGTGTGACTGCTTCACATCTTCTGATGAGTTAGGGATTCCACCCAACTCCTTCTCTGTCTTTGATAGTCTATTCTTTGGTTTGTCAGGTCTATTCATGCAGAAGTTTCTATACCCCCTGTTCTTGAAGTGGTATAGTAGTCTCGGCTTATTGTTCTCTATTAGTATAGGCATACCGTAGAATATACAAGCCATCAATACCTCCTCAAAGAATATCTCTGCTGTCTGTGGTCTTGCTATGTATTCTAAAAAGAACTCATTACTTGGAGCATCATCCATGTTGAACTTAGTAAGACCATGAAGAGAACCATTAGAGCCTCTACCTCCAACCGTTCCACTAATGTCGTAGCTATCACAACCGAATGCTCCTATGTGTTCATTTGATGGGTAGTATTCTCCTCTATGGTTTTTTCTTGCCCCATTCTGTAGCTGCTTTGGAGGAAGCCATGATACCAAGAACCTACCCCTGTTGTCGGGTTTCCAAATAACTTCTGTATCTTTTATCCCATCCCTCCAATGAAATGAACCCCTCGTTATGTGGTGTTCCTTTATCATTGAATCATTGTAGTCTACCTGTTGATATATCTTTGTTAGATTAAATATAGAGCCTTTGCTCTCATCTCTAAATGCGTGTGACTCGCTACGAGGAAACTGCCTGTAGTATTCATTCAGCGCATCTGCATCTTGCTTTAATGACTCAACCTCTGCCTCCCAATATTCTATAGCACCTATATCAATCACTTCATCATCAATGCCGATAATAGGATTATTAGGAGTATGCAGTACAGGCATTCCATGCCTATCAATAAAGCCTTCCATATTCCATTCCATAGGAATAAACAAACTGTACAGTCCACTTTTCGTTTGCCCATTTTTATTACGAGTGTCAGTCTTTGAGTTGTAGTACAAGTCTTTAAAATTTCCACCACCCTTTGCTTTTGCATTGGCAGTAGAACCCATCATACATTTACCTATTATCTTCCTACCCAATCTCAGACAGGTCTTAGTAACCCTCCAATTGTTTCTGATGTTGTTTGGCTTTATCCACTTACCACTCTCATCATGGACAAGTAGTAGTAGCTTCTCCCCATCATAGCTGTTGTCATCTGTGTTCTTCCAATCTATAGTGGTATCTAACCCATCCATCTCCTCATCTATATTGTACATATTCTTCTTAGTAATCTTAGATGCAGGTACTCGATATGCCAACTCTGTCTTTGGTTTATCCATACCATCCATGACAGGCTTGAAGAAGAATGGTAGCTTTGAATTTATCGGAACAACCTTGTCGGTAAACATCTTCTTGGCATCGGGTCCTGTTTTAGATAGTATCCCAATCCTTGAATCCCTTGCAAGTGTTGCTGTGTTTACACACTCAGAAGATGACATGAATGAAAATCCACTACGCCTAATCTTTAAATACACCATGCCATAACTCCTATCGTCTGCCTTCGCTGCCTCCCAAAAGATATATAGTATCCTATTGGCTTCTCTAAAGTCAGGATAGCCAACATCTATACTTGTCCATTGGCAGTACATATAGTGTGAGCCTGTCATGTATGTAGGCTTACCATTGTTCTTAAACCAAAAGCCTTCATCTCTGTAATCAAACTCCTCCTCTATGTAGTCAACCCATCTCGCCTTGAAGTCTGATGGCATTTGATTCCATTGGAATATGGATTTAATCTTAGACAACTCCTTTGGCAACTCATGCCTCTCCCAATACTGTTCTTTCTTTTGTGGGTGTCTTGTACGACACCCCTTCGGTGTCTTGGGTAGTGCTATATAAAGACCTTCAATCTTATATATCTCCCCTATCTGACCTGTCTTAGATATGACTATAACATCGTAGTCTTTATTGTAGCCATACCCCCATGACTTAGCAGTATTCTTTTTGCTAAGAACACCCTTCGGTATGTAACCATCTACAACCTCATACAGTAAATTATTTTGATCTTCTTTCTGCAAATCCTTTGCTTGTTACTTTTACATTGGAAGACTCCTCTCCTGTCAGTCTTTCCCTTTCTTCTTCTATCTTACTCAGTATCTCAAACGCATCAAAGATTGCCAACTTCTTTGAAGCTGCTGCATTCTTCAACCTATCTGCTGACACATCATCATCCCCTCCTGTTATTATATCTTCATTGGCAACCTTAATTAGCTGCTCTACTGCCCTGTGTCCTGCCTGTATTATCCTACCCTTAAGTTCGTTTATCTCTTTCATACTACTGCTGTGATTTGGTGGTCGAACATTCTATACATCTTCTTGCCATCAACCTCAAACTCATACTCGCTCTCAGGTTTAAATATTATAGTGTCGCCCTTTTTAACGCCCTGTGCTGAAAGATATTCGTTAGGGTACTCCATTATACCCATCAAGGGTTCTTCTGTGAATGGCTTGAAGATATAGCTGTCCTGTGGGGGTATTGGAGATACAAAGCAATACCTGTCATGTGGATACCACTCCCCATCCTGTTTATACATATAGAATTGGTCTCCATCTATAAAGAACAAATCATCCTTAAAGAATGACTTTCCACTCTGCCTTCTGCCCTGCATATCGTTGTAAAACTTAAAAGCGTTGTGGTGTACCAATAGTATATCCCCAACCCTAATGTTTCCATCGTAGTCCAATGGAGTACTAAGAACCTCCCCTTCTCTATTTACAAACTTATGGTCTTCCTCTGATGTGCTAACAACAAAGTCCATGCCTGAAATAGACTTGGTATTACTATACCTCTTGCTTCCAATAGGTCTTACTATAAATTCAAATAATGATTTAGCTTCCACAGGCTTCACAGTCTTCGAGGTTATCTAAGTTACATTGAATCGCTCCACTCTTTACCTTGGCATCCATGATGGAAAGCCTCTGCTCCATCGTAATATCTATTTGCTCCATACTTCCATCGGTTACCGAGTAGTACCTACCATCCTCGTCAATGAATAGATTATCCTGTCCTTCTACTTTGTTAAATGTTGGCATACTAAAAGTTTATGTTGTACTCAATAGATATTGGCATATTAGTATTAAAGGACTTCCAAAGGAACACCTCCCCATCCCTCAAGATGTATATAAGTATCTTCCCTGACTGTATTTTTAATATCTCAAATATAGCATACTTCCCTCCCAACACATCTTGACCTACGATGTAGTGCATAGCACCACCCTTGTAATCAGCACCTATAGATATTTTCCTTATTATCCCTTCCATATATATTAAATTACAAAGGGGATTGATTATTTTACAACCTCTCCCCTCTATTCAAAAATCATCGTGCCTTATTTATTCTTTGTCTTGTTTACTTTTTCTATAGACCTACCACCGAAGTATGCACCTATAACAGTAAGCAACACCACCTGTAAAAGAGAAATCCATTCGCCTTTAACTTCAAATGAAATAACTCCTGCCTCTACAAAAATAAGAATCATTGTGTTAAGAATCAAGAAGACAAGCACTAAAGGTCTAACATTCTTTGAAAGCCATGAGTCAGACTCCATATCGTACCTCCACCTTTCAGATACATTCTTTTGCATATCTGACTCTGCACGAATGAATATCTCTGTCATCTCCTTCTCAAACGCATCGCGCTCTTCCTTGGTTCTTATGAACCTATCAACTGCCTCTGACACTTCGCCAATGACACTTGAGCCTACACCAAACAATTTTTCTAATAGCTTTTTCATATGCAACTATATTCCTCTGTAGCATCAAAACTTGGACAAGCCTTTGCTGCAAAGTCTCTATGCCCATGAATCTTAGCTTTAGGGTAAATCCTTTTTAGTGTCTTCAATAGATGCAGTAGCGATTCCTTTTGATTGTCTGTCCTTGTATCCTTAGACTCCTTCATATCTCTATCCATGCCACCTATATAGCACACGCCTAAAGAGTTATCATTGTGTCCTCTTGTGTGCGCGCCCTGCATATCAAGTGGTCTTCCAATTACAATAGACCCATCCAACTGTATGACAAAGTGATAGCCTATCATAAGCCACCCTCTTTTCCTATGCCACTTGTCAATCTTTGATGCGCGCACATCTCTCCCTTCGGGAGTTGCAGAGCAATGGATTATAATTTTTTCTATTGTCATTTACTTTCGTATATACGTTCCTCTAACTTATGTAACACATCCTTTATCTCCTTGATGTCCTCTTGTATAATCTTAAGGTTCTCTTGTGTCGCCCTAACTTGGTAGTCAAACTTTTCTGTTGTTATATCAGGTGGGGGTAGCAGCTTCGCTTCTGCAATGTCTGCACGAAGAGTAAAGTATATGGTAAGCATAGAGCCAATGAACATAGCTATAGCACCGAAGTCTTTTACTGTAACAACAACCTTTGTATTCTTATCTAAGAGAGGCATCTTTGATTTTTATTTCTCGGGTTCTTTGTAAGGAGTGACAGTTCCATCCTTTAAATTAATGGTAGAGTTGTCTCCATATTTCATAATCAACTTTTTCTCTACAAGAGCAAACTTTGATTTCATCGAACCAAGTGTGTCAAGTAAAGTTTTTTGACTGTAAACAACATCGGCAAGTTTTACCTTTGTTTCAAGGAATGCTTTGTTTAATGTTGTAATTTCTTCTAACTCCTTTTTAGATAACTTCAATGTCTTCTTACTCATAATACAATTTAATTTAATTTGTTAAACATAAAGATACGCAAAATTATTAAACCCCGATAACTTTATCAATGTCATTAGTTGATACAGCTAACACCCCTCCTATGTTTGCTGATGCCACACCGTTCACTATGTTACCATACCCTGTAGGTGTTGGCGTGTATGTTATATCTAACACTATTGGATTGGTGGCATCGAACACTTCTATACCCGAAGAGTAGTCAGTTCCCGATGCAGGCTCTTGACCTTGATAGTCATTCTCATCATCTATCAACGCTATATTCAGATACGAGTTAGTGTTAAGTCTTGATATAGCTGTAGCATTTAGAGAGAAGGTATTATATCCCGATGTACTCCATGAAGAAGATGCACTCGCAAAGGGGGTGCTGAAATCTACCTCATCATAGTCAGTTAAGAATAAGGAAGAAGATGAGCCATTACCTCCATAGGCGTTGCCCTCCACAGGTATTATGTTTGCTCCCGAGTTCAGATACCCCAACACCTTTAGGTCACAGGCTGTTATCGTTCCTGCTATAGAAGATGTGTCGAAGAACAAAAAGAATCTATTACAAGCACCTGTAGAACCACCTCTACTTAAATTTTTCTGAACCCTAATAGCTTCCCCTATAGATGAGTTAGTTGTGTAGTTGGAGAGTGAACTACCTATTGCAGCATTCCGAACAGAAGTTAGCCATGACAATTGTCCCTGAACACTTACAGACAAAAGAACCCTCCCACTATAATCGTTTTCTATTGTAGCTGTAGCCATAATTAAAATTGTTTCATTGGCATATGATAAACATTGTTGTTGAAGTAATCATTATCATCAACCTCAATATCTACAGAATGCCATTCAATGTTTTCAAAATCTATAAACCCCTTGGAGTTCTTCTCCTTGTTTATATTCCACCATGTAAATATACCACCTTTATTTATTAGAGAGGGTATAATGTTTTGCAACTCATACATATTGCTATCACAATACGCATCATAAAAAATTCCATCGTAGGTAGATAGGTCTGAATACTTATCATACCAATCGCCTTGAACTATGGTCACATTATCCTTATCCTTTGCCCAATCCAATGCCCTTGGTATTACCTGTGGGTGGCTCTCTATTATTGTATGTGACTTGGGATTATTCTCTTGGATGTATCCTGCTGATATGCCCATGCCGAAACCTATCTCTAAGATGTCGCCCTTATTACTACACACGCAGTCAGCGTGATGCTTCATAATTGACTTCTCCCAATCCATCATCACATGGAACTTGAATCCATTGTTGCCAATAAAGTATATTGACTTGTCTGAAAATATAAGTTCCTTAGATATATAAGACATAGTATTATGCTAATTGAACCCAAGTGTTGTCAGGATTAAAATAGATATGGTTTGCATCAATAGCGTAACCTACAACCCTAACATAGTCGCCTGTACCTGTAGGTGCAGTATTAGTGAAAACACCTGATGTATTAGAAACATATAGAGGCGCGCCAATAGTAAAGCCATGCGAAGAATCTCGAACTATTCCATTGAGCAACATTCCTTGACTCGCTTGGGTATTCTTCGGTATAGCTAATAGCTTTGTGGTAATATCTGAATCTGCATCCGAAAGAACCCACGCAGGAGAACCCGAAGATAATCCATAAATCTTTCCTGCTAATACAGTCTGAGAATTAGGTTTGTAAATTGTTCCATTAGAAACTCCATCTGTTGAGATGTTATCATTCAATGTCAATACTGAGCCTTCATCAAATATTATCTCTGATGTTGAGGTAAGAATTAAATCTCTGTTAGCACCCAACTGAAAGTCGCCATTGCCAATAACCTTTGCAGTACAAATTAATTCTCCATCAGAAATATGGAATTGCTCCTGCCCCCAAGTATAAAACTTAATCTCTGCAACTGAATCATCAAGTTGCGTATCTCCAATTAAAAGTACAGTACTATCTGCTGAGTTGTCAAACATTGCATTTGAGTTACCCCCCATGTATACCTCGCCTCCATTAACATACAAGTCATTGGAGACAGTCACATCAGTTCCAATAGTCATCTTCAAACCAAGGTCTATCCTGAACTGAAAGTTACTATTTGACTGCTGTTGGTCAGGGTCTAAGTCAAACTGTAGATAATTAGAGCCAAGAGTTTGCTTGTACTTATTCTCTGTCGCACCCGAACCAATAGTCATATTGATACGAGAAACAGAACCTTCTCCAAGGAATATTTCCCCATCAATATCTATATCCTGTAAGAACTTTATAGCAGCCATAAACTAATAAATTGAATTTAGATAACCTTAGTAACCAATACTCTAACATCGTTAGTTGCAATAGCTGAGTTGGCAGTTACCGTAACTGTGTCTGTAGTAGTTCGCACAACTTCTGCGCGAACGGTGTCATATGTACTGTTGTCATATAACTGAACTATCACATCCCTTGTTCCAAAGTTATGAGTAACGGTATACGATGTATTTGACCCATCGCCTATACTTGTGGCGAATGTTATATTGTTATCAATACAAGTAGATACAGCAGTACAGAAGTCAGTTACCTGTGATGCTGTGATTGCAATAGATTGCTCTGTCAATGATGTCAACAAACCTTTTGCAGTAACGGTTGCAGAAAGAGACTTACTCGCATCCCCAACACTCGCTGCTGTGACACCTGTATCCTTTAACTGAGTCCAACCTGTACCACTCACTTGGAAGTTACCTGAATCAAATCCTGTAATACCTTTCGTTGTAGCACCATCTGTTGCCCCTGCATCTGCAATACTCTGACCCGACTGAACAACTGTGTAGTCAGATAGTGATGGAGTAGACGATGCTGCAATATCATTATTGGCAAATATCAAATCTCCAACCTCCAATGTCTCCGTAAAGAAAGAGCCACCTGTAGTTACAGCATAGAAATCTCCTGTAGTCAAGGCTACGTTTGAACCACCTGTTAGTGCAGGTGTATTCGTGGAGGCGTTATATCCCCCTTGGAATACTCCCACTCCTGCAACCAATGACTGCACCTGTGCCAAGTTGACACCATCCGTACCTGCTGTACCTGTAGCTACATCTAATAATTTATTTGCCCCGAAGTTTACATCTGCCTCTGCATCTCCCCATTGGTTAAGGTGTATGTTTTCGTATAATATCTTTTCGTTTGCAGTTCCATCTACTCCCACCAAGAAGTCGGCAGCAGGGTCAATAGTTGTAACTGTAGTTAGTTCAGACAAGTCAAGGCTGATAGTAAGAGTATCAGTAGCCGAAGCAACTGTATCTATACCTGTAGAACCCAACACATTAGCAGTATCTCCATCCCCAATAGTCTGTGAAGAACCCGAATCTCCTGCCAAAGTCCAACTCGTCATCGTACCACCACCACCACTCGATGCTGCTGTAATCCTACCATAAGCATCAACAGTAATATCGGCAGAAGTGTAACTACCTGCTGAGACTGCTGTGGCTACTAAGTCAACAGATACCGTACCAACTGAACTTGCTGTTGTTGCTATCCTTGTTGATGTACCTGCAATGGTAAGAGTGTTGCCATTTGCAATTGACTGAGGAGTACCCGAGTCTCCTGCCAAGTTGAAGGTTGACATTGTACCTGTGGTGTATGACCCCAATGAGCCATCTCCTAAGACTACCTGTGTGTTTGTACCTGCACCTGTAACAGTAAATGTTCCCGATGAGGTTATAGGGGAACCTGAAACAGTAAATGCTGCGGGCATAGCTAACGCCACACTCGAGACTGTACCTGAGCCTGTTCCTAAAATAACCCAACTTGAACCATTGTACAACTTAAGAGCATTAAGGTCTGTCCTATAAATCAACTGCCCCTCTCCTGTAACGGAAGGGTCTGCTACTAAGTTCTGAACCTTGAAGTTTTGAAGTTCTCCATTGGTTAAATCTATATTAGTAATATATCTTATTGCCATGACTCTCTATATTAATTTAAAAAGGCTTTACCTGCAAATGCAGACCTAAATGAAACTGTTACTTGATTAATGTTATCGTACTGTATATCCCCATTTACTTTTGTATCTGCTGAATCTACAATCGCAACAGAAGGGTACTTGCCTAAGTTGTGAGTTATTACCCAAGTGGATGCTGCCACATTCTGTGTGAAAACAAAGTTCTTATCTCCACTTGCATTAGCTGCATCATACTGTAGTAAAGATATGAAATAATCTTCATCCTTGTCTAAGCCTCCATTACCCGATATGTAAGATACAGTTATATTATAAAAGTCTTCTTCAACAAGGTCTTGCGTGGAATTAGTCCACCTATATATCGCCCAATTGTTTACATCGTCAGCCTGTGTTATTAGTATGTCTGAGCCGACTAATGGGTTGGTATAGAAAGAAGATATATCTACAGGTATAGTCCTATTGAAACTATACAGATCATACTTACTAAGCATGAACCCATTGATAGTAGAGAAGGCTACATTGTCTGCCCCATAAGGATTGAAGCTAATACTTCCACTCAGCCTGTCATCTTCATTGATATACTTATACCTCAGTAGCTGACTCTCTGTTGCCTTCTCATTTATGAAGTTTGCAACATCTCCTGCTGTAAAGTTTTTAGTCCTATAATTTTGCTGAGAATCTGAACCTATCCACTTGTCAGCAGATACCACATTAGTATCATTCTCGTAGGTCTTTATCCTTGCCATTACTTATTTTGTTTTAAGTATCTTACTTACCAAATAGCCAATATACTTGATGCACTTGTTCCTGTTGCTTTAACTTTAGCACATTCAATATATATAGTGCTACCTGTAACAGCACCTACAATTACAACATCATCTCCACCAATGGTTTTAATTGCAATGTCTCCACCCGAGCCTACATATAGTACTGCCCCATCGTTAAGGTCTACACTTGCATAGAAGCTGCCTGTTGCTGTTGCACCAAAGCTAACATCAAACGTAACCAATGTGGTTGAACCCGATGTGTCTATTGCTATTACACGACCAACAACAGTTGATGTACTCGAAACAAATGTGTCATTCACATTAAGTTTGTCTGCACCATCAGCAGCAGTTAGTGTAGTGAAGTTGTATTGATTACCCGACACCAATGTACCTGCACCTGTAAATGCAGGAGCATTAGATGGGTGTATCAAGTTAATATTGTCATTGGGTGTTACAGATATTGCTCTCTTCCCCTGTAGTTTGTTATACATTTTCTGATAGTTTTATATTCTCGTTATATACTTTAAAAAGTTTGTCTGCCTGTATTGACCAATCATGGTCTCTACAAACCTTCAAACCGTTGACTTTCATTTTATTCTTTTCCTCATTGGTCATAGATGCAAATCTATCTATAGCCTTAGAGATGCTTTCCGTTGTAGTGCCACAGTTTATTGCACACTCATCGGTCAAGTAATCTCCCATCCCATTCACAAAAGAGGACAGCACTATAGACCTACTCGCCAATCCCTCCAATCCAACAATCCCAAATGGCTCATGCGTGGATGGCACAATAACTGCATCGGCAGCCATCAACCAATCTATCTTCTCTTGTCCGTACCTCGCACCTGCATAGTGGAAGTTATCCTTATCTAAACAAGCCTTCAACATCCTGTTATATATATCAATGTGACCACCATTCGGAGAGCCTATGAATATAAGGTCGGTATCTTCGGGTAGTTCTAAATCTAAAAGTGCATCGACATTCTTCATCTTTGCAAACCTACCTATGTAAACTATCTTCCTTCTACCATTACCTACCAACTTTATGTCAATATCCTTCTTCCACAAAGACAGGTCGATTCCATTATGAATAACCGTTGTCTTCGGCAGTAAGAACTTTGGAAATAAACTCGCATAGTTCTCGCTTACCTGTATGATGGATGCACTATCAATCATCCCACTTAACTCTATTGATGCTGCCAAGTCATACTCAAGTTCCGTAGCTTTCACATGGCTTGGAGTATTTGCATCTATTGACAACTGTATGGTTGTAACCAATGGCACTTTGTAATGCCTTGCTATTATCCTCCCTGCCCACATCGTACTCCAATCAAATGCGTGTACTATATCAGGCTTTACATCTAAGGACAATGCCCTCTGAACGAAAAGACTCTGCTTCAAGAACACCTGGTCAACCATCTTATAGTTTTCCTTAGACCACATCGTACTCAAATTATGATGTGCGTAGTAGTCAAATCTTTCCTCGCTATATTCCTCTGAGTTTGCTGAACCTATAATCGTCAAGTGATAATCGGATGGGGTATGAGCAGCCAAGTTTCGTAGCTGCTCTCCCATTCCACCCATAGGTTTCTTTAACTTGTCAGGAATCAAAATTAATATTTGATTCATTAATCAATTCTTTATTAAAGATAAAATGCAATCTTCAATGTTGCAGCAGTATTTGGTGCTGCATCAATATTTGTAAGAACAATCTTTACATTTGTGTTTGCTCCATCTTGCTCTATCCATGCACCTTGGAAAAGAACCTTCTTGTCTAATGCTGCAAACCCTCTGCTTGTAGCGAAGTAGTTATACCAACCAATAAGTGAGCCTACATTATAATCAGCGTAACTAAACCCATTAGGATATGCTGTTCCACTTAAATCGTATTTTGTTTTGTTCTGAACACCTACCCTTGCTTCTGTGTAGTCCTCAGTAATTCTAACTGCATCATCAAGAGGGTTTGCCTCCTGTGTGTATTTGTACGTTAATGGGATACTAACCTCACCCCTACTGAAATCTCCGACAGTAGGTTCTCTCTGTGGCGCGCCTCCCGATGCAGCACCTCGCTTAAAGTTTTCTATCTCTTCAACTGTCATAGCTGCTTTGTACAATGTCATCACAGTAGATGTAGCATTGCCAACATCTCCTAAGTTGAATGTCAATGTCGTACTCTCTCCTGCTGCAATTGCAGGGATTACCAATTCAAAACCTTTAGCCAAAGGCAATGAGAATGTAGCATCAAATACGCTTACTGCCCTCTCAGCCTTATTAGCTAATGCTGACTTCCTCGGGGTTGTGTCTGCGTTTTGGTCTATAATAAAGACCTTATCTGTGCCTTTAATGTTCATAACAATTATTTTTGTTTGGGTTTATGTTACTCTTTATTAAATGGAAACTTCCTATTAAGTGAATCCTTCCTGTCGCCACACCCACAGTCTTTTCCAACTGCATTGCTTACTGCCTTAACAACCTTCTTTACACCTGTAACAGTTGTTATAGCATCAACGACATCTCCCATACCCCTCATGCTTTTCAGCTTTGTTATCTTCGGCATAATATTATTTATTTACACTTACCTTTAACCTTCATGGTGCATGGCACATCATGGTACTTCATACCCTTGTCTGCTCCATATGCTCTTCCACTTTTTTTCTTAGACATAGCTTTAGACTCATCTCTCCTACTCTTCATAGACTGAGACTTCTTTCCATTTCTTGCTCCAAGTGATTCGTTAAGCCTTGAGTTGTAACCTTGCTTTTTCATAATTATATTTTTTTAATTTTTCTTTTTCATCTTTACCTTCTTGCCTGTCTTCTTAGCATACTTCTTTGCTGCATCCTTACCCTTCTTAGTGTAAGCGAATTTCTTTTTACCTACCTTTGGCATAGCTGTATATTTTTATTGTCAATTAATACTTACCCTTCTTCCCTTTAGGCGATGACTTGGTAGAGCCTCCCGACCCTGCCCATAGATTCTTGCACGCCCAATACCTTGCAGTCATCTTGTCCTTTGCTGTGTCGCACTTGTGCCTCGCCTTAAATGACTTCCTTGCAGCAGCAGAATAGTTGTGTCCATAGCCTGTCGCTCCGAAGTGGATTAACTTTTCTTTACCACCCGAACAAGCCTTGACCATCTTCTTCTTTCCTGCCCTGTCGGATTTAGTAACCCGATTGCATTTCATCTTACTTTTGTTTGCCATTATCTCTTGGTGTATTTCTTAGTAACTCTTCCTGCCTTCGTATTCGATACAACCTTCTTACCTCTTGCCCCTGCACTCTTCTTCTTCTTTGCTGTGGCTGCCCTCTCAGACTTGGACATACTCTTTGCTTTTTTTAGGGGTAGGCATCGGTCAGGGTTCTTCTTATTTTTGCTCGTACCACACTCGCCCAAGATTGAACCATCCGTACCTATGCGTACCCATTTTTCTTTTCTCCATTTTTCTAACTCTCCCATTATACAAGTTGTCTATGTACTGTAATACCCGATGATGGGATGTTGTCAAATGAACTTGCCATTGTGTGAGTATACAACCCACCTGCATCCACACCCGAACTATCACGAACTATCTCAAACTTTAGTATGTCTCCTGCATTTGCGTTTACAGGGAACGTATGTTCGTATGGTATCATAATACCTGTTTGGTCTATATCCACAGCTATAGTATGATTTGCTATTGCTACATTATTCAACAAGCCTCTGAATCCTGTGGTAGTGACACCACCACTCGAACCCTGCCTCTCGAAGTTTGCAAATACATTAATCCAATACTGACCTGCTGTGCTGAATGTTATATTACCTGCTGCATCCAACATAACAGGGTCAGTTGCAGAACCTACTGCTCCACCAAACTCCACCTGTAGTATAGTATCCAAACCCGAAGGCTCTTGATTTGCTATAGACTTGTTGGTTAATACAAGAGTTTCTAACTTTAATTGAGTTCCTATATATGCACTCAAGTCAGAGATTCTATAATTCTTAGTCAAGTCAGAGTCCTCTGCATCCGTACCGATAAGTTTATCGTTAGGTGCTATAGTGCTGTCTACTGTGTATGTTGAAATTCTTGCCATTACTTTTTCTTTTTACCTTTTGCGTAATTAGGGTCTTTACAATATTTACTTGCTGCCATGTTAGCGTATGCTGATGGGTATGTGTCAAAGGTTCTCTTCGCCCATGCTATCCCTGCTGCACATATCTTGTTACCCTTCTTCTTTGTTCTGCTCTTTGCCATGCCATAAGTAATTTGTATCTTTAACAAAGATAAGCAAAATAAATAAATGGATAATGACTACCTAAAATATTGGAGGGTTGTGAAGTACTACGTCAAGGTAAAGTATGGGTTGACCCAAGGAGAACTGGAAATGCTCCTATTCTTAAAGTCCGAAGGGTACTTCTCTAAGGATAAGTTCAAGGAGTTCGATGCCTTGATGTCGTGGAATGTAAACCGATTTGATAAGATGCTCAGAGATGGGTGGGTGGAAAACTTCCGTAAGGGTGGTGGCAGGTTGAAGACACTATACCAACTATCTCCGAAGGCTAAGAACCTCGTTGAGTTGGTGTACAAGAAACTCAATGGGGAGGAGGTAGCTGCCACGAACTCTTCCAACCCCATGTTCTTGAAGAATGTTCCATATACGCACAAGGTGTATAGGAACTTTATAAAAAGCATGAATGCGTTTATAAGACAACAACGACACTCTTCTCGCCAATGATGGTACGATTCTCCCCCTCTATTACCATACCAAAGCTGTTACGCTTGTCGTAGTAGATGATGTCGTTCTCCTTGATGGCATGAACCTCGCCACCTGCCGACACTACTTTAGCCTTTCCGTATCTCAGGTTCTTGGAATCCTCGGAGGATAGGAGCAGACCACTATCGGTCTTTATCTCCTCCTCTATCAAGTCTATTACTATGTTCTTACCTATTGCTCTCATCGAATGTAATTATTGCGTTAGTGGATAGGATTGTTACTGCCACGCTGACTGCGTTCTCCAACGCGCACCTCGTAACCTTTGCAGGGTCAATGACTCCCATCTTGATTAGGTTTCCATACTCTCCTGTCTTCACGTTGTACCCATACCCCCAACGCTTTGATGCTGTCATCTTTGAGGATGTCTGTATGTAGTCCTTGAAGTATTCGGTCTTCCCTGCGTTCTCGCATATCTGCATCAACGGTGTCTGCATGGCGTTGCCCAATATCTTGCGCGCAGTCTTAGACTCCCTGCTCAGTCTTGAGAACACCTCGTTCTTTGCCACCATCTCCAACCCGAGTCTGAATATAGTGAGACCACTACCTGCAAGTATGCCCTCCTCCATTGCTGACTTTACTGCACATACTGCATCGTCAACCCTGTCGTATAACTCCTTCTGCTCTGTGTCCGTTGCGCCACCAACGCTGATGACACCTATGCCACCACACAGCGAAGCTATCCTGCTCTCGATGTGCTTCCTGTCTCCTGCGTTCGTTGCCAACTTTAGTGCATCGCGCAACTGCTCAACCCTCTCATCTATCTCCTTGCTGTGCGCGTCATCCTTTATTATGATGGTCTCGCTCCTCCCCACGATTACCTTCGATGCCACACCCAAGTCGCTGAACGATATTAGGCTGAGGTCATCTCCTGTCTTCTCGGAGAAGTATGTCGCCCCAATGCTTAGTGCGATGTCTCCCATCAACTCGTGCTGTTTGTATCCGAAACTCGGTGGCTGTATGCTACACAGCTTCAATCCGTTCTTCATCACATTGGCTGCCAATGTGTTCGTCACGTTCGCGTTGCATGGCGCGATGATTAGTAGCTTCTTGTTCTCCTGTATGATTGGCTTTAGTATGCTCTCTATCTGTAGTATGTTCGTTATCTCTGCATCGGACACCAACACATACACATCCTCGAGTATGCACTCATCCTTCTTCTGATGGTTTACGAACAATGGAGTTGCGTAGCCCCTGTCCACCTTTATACCATTCGTGGCAGAGTATGTGGTCTCGCTGCCCTGTGACATCTCAACCGTAACTATGCCACTATCGCCAACCTCTATGAACGCATCAGCGATTAGCGAACCTATCTTCTCGTCATTGTTTGCGCTTATTACTGCGACAGACCTCAACGTGCTGTCGGTCACATCCTTTGCTTGTAGTCTTATCCTGCCCACAACATCCTTCGTTAGCTGTACCATCTCCCTAAGCACCTCTGTCTTATTGATGTCGCTGTCCTTTAGGTGTAGCGTTCCTGCCTCTATCAATGCCTCTGCTAATACTATTGCAGTAGTCGTTCCATCCCCTGCCTGTGTCGCAGTCCTCTCACTCGCCTCACGCATTATGCGTACAGCCAAGTCCTCGGCAGCATCAGATAGCTTGATGCTCTTCGCCACCGTTACACCATCCTTGGTTACTGTGATTCCTCTTGTGTGACTCTCACTCTCGATTAGTACTGTGTTACCCATCGGACCGAGTGTACTCTTTACTGCACCTGCCATCTTCCTGATGCCACTCAGTAGCTTGCCTCTTCCATCCTCCCCGAACTGTATGTTCTTGTTTCTCATTGTATTGGATTTAGTTTAGTCCAAAGATACTATATCTTAGGCTCAAATACAAGTTTTAAAAAGTGTACACTTTTACCCCCCCTATTATATATATAGTAAACGGCTATTTTTTTCTTTTAAAATCTGTGGTCAGTTCCTTTTTGAACTTAACATCTTAACACAAATCTAAGTATAGTTAAATTTATAGTAGTAAAAGTCAACAGAAAGGGAGCATAAAAGTAACATTGAAATATCTAAAGTCAACACAATCAGTTATTTCGTAGGACAAAAAAAATAGAGTGTCGCGTGAGACACCCTATCTAATCCAATTAACCAAAACTAAAAACTAATTCCTTATCTCTTTTCAAATCTCTCCTTGCCCTTGAAGAAGCCACCTATAGTAGTGACAACCCCAACCAATACCAAGATAGCATCCCATGTCTTATCTAAGTCTGCCAACAGTAGGTCTACAATTTCGGCAGCATCAGCAATACCCAAGGCTGCCAATAGAAAACCAACAGCAGTCAGTAGGTGTCTGATTAATGATTTCGTTTGCTCTGTCATGTTTAATAGTTTAGTTAAGCAATACCGTAAAGATATAGATAATTTAGTTCAGATACAAGTAGTGTTTGGGTTATACATCAGCAGCGCGCGACATCCCCCCAACGGAAAGTCAAACCTATATCGAGTAGGGGGTACACATATCAGTTCTTCGTATGGGATTTTTTGCCGTTTTTGTCTGCATACCTTGACGTACATATGTAGTTAGCTTGTATATGTACTCCCATCATATCCTATGTGCTGCATCCCCATAACGTATATTCTTTTTTCCTCTACGTTCTCTCCATCTACCTACACATATATAAATAAATGTAATGAATAGATCTAAGATTTGAGTATAATCAAATTGTTTACACTATATGTAAGGGATATGCTTACAGATAGCTTTACCCTAATCACATACCAAAAC